CCCAGGGCCTTTACGCTTGCCATTGCGGCTTGCCTTCGGGTTCTTGGCCTTCTTGATCTGCTTATTCTTTTTAGCCGTAGCAGACGGCTGATAGACAACGATTTGATTCGGTGTCATAGGAGTGTAGTAGGGTCTCCCTCACACTCGAAAGAGGGACTGTTCGCAGCAGACGGACGACAGCAATTGTCGCTGTCCCGTGCAGTCTCTTGACATTCCGTTCCTACAACGGGGCTGCCCCGGTGGGGGCTTTCGCGCGAGCCGGTTAGGCCGGTCGTGAGGAACTTAGTGCGGACATTTCTTAACAGAGCTGGCAAGCTCAAGCCGCTTTGGGTCATTTATTCGTCTGCCCACCCTGAGAGGAATCTCACCTCCCTGCCGTAAAAGCACCACATCCGCCCCTCAGGACGGTTAGGCACAGTAAGGGTTAGGTTGGAGTACCCAACTCCATGCGTGCGGGTCCAGCCGAAGTTCAACCGTAGTGCAGCGAAGGGATCCGAAAACCCGAGAGCTCAAACCCCCAGAGGGGAGGGAGCTCGCGAGGTATCAATCCAGTCGCGCCGTCCGGAGCCATTCCGCTGGGCCCAGCACGTAGCGAATTACTCTCACGCCAGAGGCCAGTTTAACGTCATGGAGGACGAATGTGCAACTAGTACTCTCGAACAGTAGAGGTGCTCTCCACGCCAGAAATCAACTGGACACGAGTAAAGCACCGATTGGAGGGAACATACTGAGTTGCACGACCATCACGGCGACAATGCACCGTGGGCCACCGCGGGGGCTCAAAGGCCAAACGCTCGTCAGGAGCGACCCACGGCGCCGAGTCCCGGCTGAACAAATCCGGGATACTCGGCGCCTCACGGGGGCCAAAGACCTTGAAGCTGACGCCGGCCAGACTACCGGTCGACGCCCCGGCACCGCCACGTTTAAAAGCCTGATCAAAGGCAATCGCACGGTGGCGCGCCGTCGTGGTCCAGTCCCAATCAAAGGGGACGGTCGCACCACAGCCACCAAGAGATCGGTGGACAAAATAGTTGCGACCCTGGGCCTCTCGCTGGATCTCGACGCGATGACGCGCGAAATACATCTTAGCGAGATCACGCTCCTGGGAACGTGTACGACAGCCGGAAAGGAGGGCTCCAAGAACGTCAAGTCGAGTCATCGACTTAACATCCTCGCCGCCAACCGAATCAACCCTCATGACCTTAGAATTTCCGAAGAAAAGGCCAGTATTGAGAAAGTTGATCTGGCGGACGCCCTCAACCGGCTTCGGCCCATTGAACCGAGGCTTCTGGTCCAAGTGCGAATGGAAGCACGTGCTATTCGCAGACGCAAAGGTGGTGTGGACGTAGCTCTTGCCAACAGAGAGCTCCAGCCCACAGCGACGTCCCAACTCCATGTGCTCCGAGTAGAGACTCGGGGCAGCAACATAGAGCATGTCATCGCCGTTGACCAAGACACCCGACAACTTTCGCCGAAGCGAGCGGGTATCATTGCGAATCACCGCCAGGTAAAGACCCAGATTAGCCAGACATAGAATCGGAAACGACAGGATAGAACCCATCAATTGTCCGTTGTTCTGGTCGATCGGATCCACACCACTCTTGGGCGGGTATTCACACCGATGCGGCGCCAGGACAGAAAGGCAGCGACCCTTCTCATACTCACTCATGCTACTTGGCAAGAGTCTAGTGAGGATCGCCGCACTGAGCCTGGCGCTGAGTCCATCTGTCGCCGCTGAATAGTCGATCGAGAACCACGACCGACCTTCGAACATCCGGAGCCGCACAGAGTTGCGGTCGAGATCGAGAAGATCGGTTGGGCTCAAAGGCCGACCAATCAAGCGGAAACAGTCCATCCGGCGCATCAACGTATGAAGCGCTTTCTGTAGACCCTTCGCGAGATAGTACGGTGCCGCGGGACCCTTGGAGATGACGCGAACCTTGAGAGGCTCGATAATCCCTTGGATCATACACGGCATTCGCACTGGCTTGCCTGCGCTAAACCACCGACGATCATCTTGACCCACTGCCCGAAGGAAGGGGATCTGGTCGTCGATAGCATAGAAGCT